TTTGTCTGATGAACGTACCGTCTTTCGCGAAAATCTTGTCTTCTGGAGCACGGCTAGTGAATTCGTAGAACCAATAGCCTCCAGCGAATGTCTCTTTCCATATTTTCGTACGTCGGAATTTCTTGAAGTCCTTGATCCACAGTTCTCGATCTAGCTCTATCACACCGGGATAGCCGGGGATTCCCCGGAAATTAGGTCGAGTCAGTGTGATGAACCAAATGTCCATGCCACGGTCGTGAATCTTCTGCATGGCGCGCTTGGCTCTTTTCCAGCGCGCGTATTTGGTATTGCATTCTTTGCATCGCTCGGGGTAGATGGTTTCCCATTCGATCCATTTCCAGAGCAGCCTCGACGCGTAGGATGTTTCCTGACCTGTCCAGTCGTTCCTACGGTACGACCGTCTTGGGTTAGGACAGGCTTTGCAGGTGAACCCTGCAAAAGTTGTCTTATCTTGTTTTAGGGTACGCGAGCGAACATTGTGAACGGCGTGCCTCAGCCATTGAAGAATCGTAACTCCGGGTTTGGGTCTACTAATGGCAACGGAGCCCGCCTCCGCCCACGGTGGTCTTGATCCAGAGAACTGTATGGCATTTCTATCATGTACATTATAGTTAGATTTGTCTAAGCCTATAGGCTCTGTTAGTTTCGTACCTACTAAAGTATCATCGCATCGCGACATACATGGGGGACGATAAACATGAAGTCAGTAGGAGAAGGACGATTGCAGTATGCTGCTAGTTCAGCAAATACGTATTATTACAACATCGCCAAAGACCTTGCAACTGTGAATGCCAAGAATGAGGAGATTACTGATCGTAAGGGTAATCTCTATGGCTACTGGTGTAAAGTTCAGACGACTTCGTTAGCCAATGACATTCTTTTGATGGCATGGGTTCCTAACACTTGGAAGGTTCGGAATGCTTTCCGGAAGTTCCACTTTGCTCGAGAGCACATGTTCCGTGAGGCAGGTGTCACGAAGAGGGAGATGGGTAAGTACGGTAGGACTCTTCGTCCGTACTTTTCTCAAGATCACCAGACTTCTGGTGACAAGAGTCCTCGGTCGTTTGATCCCGGTTCCCTCACCGCAGTCGATATGGCTGGTGGTGAATGGACCTATACTAAGCTCGCATCAGTTCCAACTTTCGAGACTGGTGAAGAAGTCCAAGACATTGATCTCGCTATTGTGGATGAATGGACTTTGACTATTCTTGATTCTAATCGTGTCCAGTCTACCAGCGGTGCTGGTATCAAGACTTGGACATCTGTTGCCATGGTGCAATCGTACAATCAAGATCGGATGGAGGAGATTCCTGACGCAACTGCGGATTCGAGTATCGTCTCTCCGAACAATCCCTTGGCTGCTCTACGTTCGCAAGATCTGACCTCTGGTGAGATCACTGAGATTGCGGAGGATCAGCAGTTAGAGGCGCCGCCCTACGACATCTCCGATTCCGGTGATTCTACGGAGGCTATGTATGATTACATGCCTATTGCGGGGACCACTGCCGGTAGCACTGCTTCTATCCGCAGTTGGGGACTCTACTTTTTCCCTGCTGGCATTATTGCTTTGCAGAATACAGTTTCTAACTCGAATGCCTTGGAGATTGAGGTTATAGGGAAACAGCTGTGTAAGGATGTCGCTTAGCCTTGCTTGTGCTCTACATATTCGAGCAGCGAATCGCATGTGCTCCTCTCAGAGAGGAGCACTGCTTGAGCCTTACTACTCATGATCCTGTTACTGTAGTGGTTGGTCTATGAGTCCTCAACTCGTTATGTTTGGTGACGAGGATGATATCCGGAAGTTTACCGGTAAGTATCACGATTTCGTTATGGAGGAGACCCCGCATTTTCTCGTCTCCTCATCTGTTAATTTGGTTATGCGTAACCCGTATGTTTTCGCAGCTAGTTTACTTGTTCATGGTTTGTACCATGGCTATGAGGAATTAACCTCCAGAGGAGGTGGTGGGCCCTCTGTGCAGTCCCAGCCTCCACCATCCTCTAGAATACGCCCACAGGCCCGAGGCACTCCGCAGGGCGGAAAGTCGGGGGGACCCGCTAGAGCATCGCAGCGAGGGAGCCGGCATGGGCGTAAGAGTTGTCCAAAGGGCCATTACTGGTCGTTCAGGCAGAAGAAATGTGTGAAGTCTAAGTTTCGCTAATCTTTCTTCTGTGGATATCTCCGAAGGGTCTCATGTTCACGCCATCAGTTGAACATTTGACCAGATAACCTCTCAGATACCGCATGACGTCATCGTCGTGTTTCGGTTGTCTGAAGTCCACTCGATCTCCCCACTGGGCGGCCAGTTCCTTCATTGGTATCCTGCCATCACTTGTGGCGAGGATGTGAAGGTGTCCGTTGATCTCGTGGTCGGTCGTTTGTCTGATGAACGTACCGTCTTTCGCGAAAATCTTGTCTTCTGGAGCACGGCTAGTGAATTCGTAGAACCAATAGCCTCCAGCGAATG